ACGATCACGTCCCCTGCTGGTGGCTATGCACTCAATACGCTGTTCGATTACATGGGTCTTCCAACTGTTGGTCAGGTCCAGTCGGGGAAGACGGTGGTGCATTCGGCCATGTGGCTTCGCGCGTACAACCTCATTTGGCACGAGTGGTTCCGTGATGAGAATCTCCAGAACGCTCCGGCTCTTAACAAGGGTGATGGCCCCGACAATGCCACCGACTATTTGTTGCGGCGTCGTGGTAAGCGGCACGACTACTTCACCGCGTGTCTACCATGGCCTCAGAAGGGTGCTTCCGTACCCTTGCCCTTGGGGAGCCAGGCGCCGGTGATTTTCCCTCAGCGGCCGAGTACTTTTTACGATACGCCTACGGGTACTGGGGGTCAGGGTCTGTACCTGACGGCTACGAGCGGCCAGACGACGGTGGGTTGGTCGGCGACGGCGACTTCGACGACGGGCAAGTATTTGGATATGGGTGCTCCATTCGCCGATCTTTCGCAGGCGACGGCCGCGACGATCAACCAGTTGCGTCAGTCGTTCCAGATTCAAAAGTTACTCGAAAGGGATGCCCGTGGAGGTACCCGTTACACGGAGTTGGTTCGTTCGCACTTCGGTGTTATCTCTCCTGACGCTCGGCTGCAGCGTCCCGAGTACCTCGGAGGCGGGACGTCTCCTGTGGCGATCAATGCGATTGCTCAGACGTCGGCGACGGGCCAGACCGGTTCGTCGTCACCGTTGGCGACCTTGAGCGCGATGGGTACCAATGTGGCCCATGGTCATGGTTTCAAGCAGTCGTTTACCGAGCACGGGATGATCATTGGCTTGGTGTCGGTGCGTGCGGATCTGACGTATCAGCAGGGTATGCGCCGGATGTGGTCGAGGTCGACGCGATATGACTATTACTTTCCGGCGTTCGCGATGTTGGGTGAGCAGTCTGTTCTCAATAAGGAGATCTACTGTGATGGGTCAACCAATGACGCAGTTGTGTTCGGCTATCAGGAGAGGTGGGCCGAGTATCGGCACAACCCTTCGATCATTACGGGCCTCTTTCGATCGACCGCAGCGCAGCCTATTGATGGTTGGCACTTGGCCCAGAAGTTCACGGCGCTTCCGACGCTCAATGACACCTTTATTCAGGACACGCCGCCAGTCAGCCGGATCGTGGCCGTAGGGAGTGCGGCTGTTGGTCAGCAGTTTATTTTCGATTCGTTCTTCGATTGCATCGTGGCGCGTCCGTTGCCGATGTACTCGGTGCCTGGTCTTATTGACCATTTCTGATCATGGCTGACGGTGGTGCGGCTGCTGGTGGTGCTGCGACTGGTGCGGTTGCCGGCAGTGCTTTTGGTCCGGTTGGCTCCGTGGTCGGTGCCGGCATCGGTGCGATTGGCTCGGCGTATGCGGCGAATCAGGCCGCGAATGCTTCGCAGTCGAATTCCTACATGGGGAACTTGACTAATATGGTCTTGCAAGCTCAGGCGCAGGGTTACAACGCCGAGCAGGCTCAGCTCGCGCGTGATTGGTCGGCTCAACAGGCTGCGTTGGCTACGGAGCAGAACCGCGAGAACATGAATGCGCAGTTCAATATGAACGAGCAGGCGGCTCAGGAGAATCGTGATTTTCAGGAGCGGATGTCGAATACGAGTTATCAGCGTGCGGTTGGTGATTTGAAGGCTGCCGGCCTCAATCCGATGTTGGCTTACTCGCAAGGTGGTGCTTCCAGTCCTACGGGTAGTGCCGGCAGTGTGTCGCAGGCGTCTGCGGTGATGCCCTCAGGATCGACGGCGTCGTCTCCTGGTGTGCCGTCTTATGTGCCTAAGCAGGGTAATGTCTCGGCGGCTGCCGCTAAGGGACAGGCTTTCGCTCAGTTGGCCAATAGTGCGCTTGACCTGGAGCAGAAGCAGGCGAATATCGATAACACGAGGCAGAACACGGCGAGGCAGGAGCAGGAGGCCAATTTGACTCAGGTTGGTGTTGCTAAGGCTGTGGCGACTTTTGATTCTTTCGTGAATTCGGCGTATTACAGGTCGTTGTCGGATGAGGAGCAGTCGAAGATCGATGCGATCCGCGTGGATATTCATGCGTTGCAGAAGGAAGGTCTGGCCGCGGATGTGGCTGTGAGTTCTTCTCCGACGGCCATTGAGCAGAGGCAGTTGATGTTGTCGGCGGATCAGTTGATTAAGGAGTATCAGATGCGCACGGCTGCGTTGGAGATGCCGCGTGCTCGTGCCGAGTCCGATTTTTTTAGTCAGATGGGTGCTTTTGATAAGTATGCGGGTTCCGCCGGCGCTGTGTTGAATATGATTAAGGGTGCTTTGTCTATTTTTGGAGGTCGTAGGTAGTTGGACGGTCCAATGCTTTAAGGAGTTAATGATGACTATTGATGATGATGGGTGCGTGATCACCCCTTTTTTCCGTACGCCGTACAACTACGATACGGCGAAGGCTTCCGACGAGAGCGCGTTGCTTTGCCTGGATGGGACGAGGACCCAGGTGCAGTTTCAGGAAGAGACCGATATCAATGTGATCGTCGAGCGATTTGGTCTTGGTGGCGAAATTCCGTTGAATTCTCAGATGCCATTGACTGAGGATTTTCTGGACATCATGGATTACCGGTCTGCGTTGGATCGGTTGCGCGAAGCCGATGAGGCTTTCATGGAGTTTCCGGCTGCGATCCGCGCTAGGTTCCAGAATGATGCGGCTGCTTTCTGCGATTTCGTGTCGGATCCGGCGAATCTCGATCAGGCTCGGGAATGGGGTCTGGCGCGAGTTGCGCCAAAAGCTCAGGAAGGCCCCTCAGAGCCTCTAGGATCGACGATCGCGACTGCGCCAATACCTACCCCGCCTCAACCCACGAAAACAGCATAGGAACCGGTTTCATGATGTCCTTTCCGAAGTATTGCGCTCATTGCTCCGCAAAGTGGTCGATCAACCACAAGTGTCCGTCTGACTGGTTTCAGCTCGAACTCAAGCGGATCTTCGCTCGTGCACAAGCCGTGCAGGATGCGCTTTCCCTTGCTGAGCGGGAGTCCCCCGGCGTGCAGCCGGGGCCAGCGTCTCTAGGGCATCCGAAGGATGACCGAACGGCACAGTAATTCCTTGTTCTTAACTGTGCCAGGTGGTCCCGGGGTTTCCTACCGGGCCACCGGAGGGGGGTCCCCTCCCGAAGGGGTGCCTCTTTTTTAAGCGACGGTTTCCGTGCGCGCGTCTTTTCGTAAGAAAAGACATTTCATTAGGAGGGTTTACCCTAGTACCCTTTTATCCACAGACTTGTTCATACGTAGTCCAATACGTAGTTCCTGGATTTTGTCAGTAGGTTGTCAGTAGGAGGTTGCTATGCGTCCTTCATCTCGTCACCATGTCTCGAAGGGCCGTTCGGCCCGTCAGTTCCGTCACAGCGTTGGCCGTACCAAGTCCGTCAATGTGAAGGCCGCCCCCATGCGGGGCGGTATTCGTCTCTAGCCTGTCATGGCTTGTTATCACCCTCTGCGAGCCTTTCGCCTCGCAGATGGGTCTATTTCCTTTGATGATTCTTCCAGGCGAGATGTGGTCTCGCTTATTACTTTGCCTTGTGGGCAATGCGTTGGATGTCGTCTAGAACATTCTCGCCAATGGGCCGTGCGTTGTATGCACGAGGCCCGTCTTCATGAATTGAATTCTTTTTTAACACTTACGTATTCAGATTCTAATCTTCCATATCGTGGCTTTTTATGCTATAATCATTTTCAGGCTTTCATGCGTCGTCTACGCAAGTCTATTGCGCCTATTCAAGTACGCTTTTATATGTGCGGAGAGTATGGTTCTCTCAATTTTCGTCCTCATTATCATTGTCTTCTTTTTGGCTATGATTTTCCTGATAAGGCTTTCTGGTCTTATTCTTCGGATGGTTCTCATCCTCTTTACCGTTCTAGTTCTTTGGATTTGCTCTGGTCACATGGCGATTGCTACATCGGTGATGTGACCTATGCCTCTGCGGGCTATGTGGCCCGCTATTGCATGAAGAAGGTGAATGGTCATGCATCGACTAGCCATTATTCTCGCTGTGATGCTCTGGGTGCTTATCAGCTACCTTCTGAATTTACTCATATGTCCCTGCGGCCGGGCATCGGCGCAGGTTTTTTTGACCGCTTCTTCTCCGACATCTACCCCGCGGGTCATGTCGTGGTCAATGGCCGTGAGGCCAAGCCGCCTCGTTACTACGACCGTCTGTACAAGCGGCGTGATCGTGCCGCGTGGGCGCACCTTGGTGCTCAGTCCGAGGGCGAGTGTTGGGAGCGTCGTGGAGATAACACGCCGGCGCGTCTGTCCGCGAAGGAGGCCGTCCAGATTGCTCGTATTCGTTCTCTGAAAAGGAGTCTTTGATGTCGACGATGTATGTCCTGTCGGTGCGTGATCGCGCGACCGATTCCTTCGGTACTCCGATGTTCTTCGTTCACATGAACCAGGCGATTCGTTCATTCAGTGACGAGGTGAATCGTGCGGAGTCGATCGTGTCTCAGCATCCTGAGGATTTTGATCTTTATCTGCTTGGTAACTTCGACCAGGCGAAGGGTCTCTTTTATTGCGAAGCACCGCGTCAGGTCGCGGTCGGCAAGGATCTGGTGAGGAGTGAGTGATGTTCCGTAACCGCTCGGTGGATATCCACAAGTTCTCGATGGTGCCGAGTGCGCATGTACCGCGCTCTTCTTTTCGTATTCAGCATACGCATAAGACTACTTTCGATGCGGGTTATTTGATTCCGGTCTATGTCGATGAGGTGTTACCCGGTGATTCGTTCCGAGTGTCGATGACTGCGTTTTCTCGTCTGTCTACGCCGTTGTTCCCGATCATGGACAACATGTACATGGACTCGTTCTTCTTCTTTGTGCCGAACCGTCTGGTCTGGCAGAACTGGAAGAAATTCATGGGTGAGCAGGACAATCCGACGGATTCGACTTCTTATCTGGTGCCGACGATCACGTCCCCTGCTGGTGGCTATGCACTCAATACGGTGTTCGATTACATGGGTCTTCCAACTGTTGGTCAGGTCCAGTCGGGGAAGACGGTGGTGCATTCGGCCATGTGGCTTCGCGCGTACAACCTCATTTGG